TTAAATAATCTCGTCAATCATTCCATATTCTAAACAAGTTTTAGCATCCCACATCAAATCATGTTTTAGAATCTCGTTAAGTTTCTTCATAGGAATCTTGGTGTATTCTTTATAGATGTTCTTGATATTCTTCATCATCAAATCTAAGTTCTGTTTCTCATCCTCAAAGTTTGAGTATGTTCCCCAAAATTGTGTAGACAACTGATGAACTAACATGTAAGAGTTTCTACTCATATATCTCTCCGTTCCAACCACAGTTAAAAAAGTAGCGGCACTAGCAGAGAATCCATCCACATAGGTATGAACAGGAACTTTACTTCTTAATATTGTATCCATAGAAGCGATACCACTCACAATAGTTCCACCACCTGAGTTTATAAACAATTTAATTGGTGGTGAATCCATATCAAGATTTTTAGATAAGGTTAGAGCTTTTGCTTCTAACTCACCTATCTTTTTATTTAACTCACAACAAGCATTTCTATTAACACCAGAGTAAAAATATATCTTATTGTCTTGTACTGATATGTGTTTTTCACTTGACTCTCCACCAGCTTTTCTCGGTGCTGGTTTCTGTTTCTCTCCCCAATGTCTTTCCATTACTTACCCCACTTTCCACGACCAACGATTGTAGCCATGATTCCATAATTACTAACATCTAAATAAGCATCTTCAAGAGGTTCATCCTTTACAGCAGATTCTCTGTCTGTCATCAACAAAGTTTTTACCCTCTGTAGTTTATCATTCATCCTAAACCAAAGACCTGTCAATGATAACTTAACTTCTTCTGGTGTTTTCAATTGTGTTCCAACTGATATATTACCAGGACCATAATCATGTTGTTTATGTAAGAACAACTCGTATTGTTCTCTCTGTAACTTTCTAAACTCTGCCGTCATTACTGGCCATTCCTTTTCCATTAATGTGACGACATCTCTTTTATTTTTACTCATTATAACCTCTATTTTATGATTAAATGTGATAATTGTAATATAATAATAATAACTGACAAAAACAAGGAAATAATTGTTCTTGTATCAGGAACTTCATTCAGTATCATCCAAGTTAATAAGGCAAAAACAATAGTTGCCATACCAAATCCCATCGGTCTTACATACCAATAGTTTCCAAAGAATTCATGATACCATCTTGTACCATAATAAAAACAAATACTGACTGGTATCCCACCTAATATTATCCATGTCCATGTTTTTGCCCATTCATATCTAAACTGACCTTGCATGTGAAACCAAGCAATTATATGTCCAACGAATGATATGAGTATTGCCATCCATAACTTACTCATTTAACACCCATCTTTTTTATTTCCTTTTCTGTTTTACCATACTTGGTTAGTAAAGACTTTAACTCGTCTTTGTTCATCAGTTGATAGTATTCACCAGCTTGTATCTTACTAACCTCAAAGTATTCTTGAATGAAAGGGACAACCTTTTCGTTAACCTTTGTTTTCTTACCACTAAGGTATCTTAAGTATGTTTTCTTATTTGGAAGTAAGGAACAATAGAACTTATAGACAGCAGATAATGGCATTACCTCGATTGTTAACTTCTGAAAGTGATTAACAATCGGTAAGAAATCATTACTCATACTTAAGTAACGATTTACCATAAACGGGCTAAACTTCTTTTGTTCCTCTTCCGAAAAACTATCCCAAGGTCTTTTCTTAGTAAATAGTTCGTCTATCCACTTAAATAAGTTCATCCAACTCCCCACCCAAAGGTAACAACTCTCCACAATTTCCACAATTGAAAACTTGAACAGGTGCGATAACTTCTTGACCTGTAGGTGAAACTATTGCTGAAATTCTCTTTATTATATACCCTTGTATGAAAATTGGATTCTCACACTTCTGACATTTCATTGTGTCCGCATCACTCAAATCAACTTTTACTTGTTGTTTTGGTAATGGTTTCATTGGTTTTGTACTCATTGTAGTCTCCTAAGTATGTTAGAGATGGTAGCCATAAAGTTTATCTCTTTATCTACGACCAACACATCTTGATAAGAACCATTTGATATATCAACTATAATCTCTGGTAATTTCTCCACAGAAATGTTCTCTACTTCATCATATAGGAAACGATACAGCTCTGTGTAGTCCGTAAAGTTACTATCAGCCACAAACTTACGAATAGTTCTCAAATCAACACCTTGTTTTATCATATCCAAGAATTGAAGTTTGAACTCGTTATGTAACATCCCATCTTTGTCTATCTTCAACTGACCATCGATTGCCTGTCTCTGTAGGTCATTGATAACCTTTCTCAAGTCAGGATAACCAGCAGTTACCACGAGAGCCAAGTCATCCAAATCAAAAGAGATATTCTCTTCTTCCAAGATATACTTGGCATGAACAGCGACATCTTTCTTTGATGGTGGAATAAT